ATGATAAAGGAGAAATATATAAATTTCGTATTACTTTTAGCAGTAATATCAAGTAGCATTATCATCCCTGAGCAATTGCTTGGTCGGAATATATTTTACATCTATTCCTCAGTGGTAATTATTGGCTCTTTTTTTTATTTTAAGAAATTAACAATCACCCGTCAGGATTTAATGTTAGGTGCAGCCATCTTCCTTATTGGAGCATCTCAGCTATTATGGTCCTGGAAGTTTCCTGCACATCTTACGGAGATCTATCGCGCTGATACTAATTATCCCAAAACGGGTACTTATCTGATAATCGGCTCTGTAGTAATATCACTGTTCCCAGCGATCATGAGGCTATCAGGAACAGGCCAACAGAAAAAAACAACCTACTACCTCTTATTCGGTTTTATTACCCTGACATTATATGCAGTATATTGCAAAATCATTGCTCCCGGTGAGCGCCTTCGTATAAATACTTCATCTACCTTGAGCGCTGCGCTTTATACTATGTATTCGCTCTTGACGCTTTATTCGCTTCTGTGTATCAGCATACCTTACAGAAAAGTGTTGGCTTCATTCATTATTTTTTCTTCGCTATATATATTGATATTAACTGAGACTCGATCAGCTTTAATCGTGTATCCTGTAATTCTGCTTTACATTTTATTTAATAAATATGCCGTAGCAAAATGGAAAGCATTATCTATTTGTGCACTTTCATTTATTTTATTTTCACTAATGATTGGTGTATTCTCGCCAAATGTTTATAAGAGAGCAAGCGAGATTATAACCGATATAACTCTTTATCAGCAAAATAATAACACATCAATAGGAGCAAGATTAACGATGTGGTATTCCGGGATAAACGAAATCATAACCCATCCCGGAGGAGTCAGCGCAAAAGAGAGATATCAAATCCTGGCTGATTTTATCAATAAAAAAGAAAATGGAAATCCAGAAGCCTTACGCAATATACCCTATCATTTACATAATGATTTGATTGAAACGATGTCGCTTCAGGGAGCTGCCAGCGGCCTGTTTTTATTTTTTTTCTATATAACGCTTATCTATTACATGACAAGAAAGAAACCATCATATGCCGCTTTATTTCTATGTTTGCCGGTATTATTTTTTGGTACGGTAGATTCTCTTTTCATTCATGTAAGATTCGTCATTATGTTAATCGGCTGGCTGATTATTTACACCGGTTTAACTGGAGCTTTGCTGGTTGAGGATACCCCATATCCTCCCCCTAAAAAAGGCAATGAAGCTGAGTAATAACAACAGATACAAAAAAGCCCGCACGCGGGCTTTTTAACAATCGGCGTAGTTGTGATTCGTTATTTGCTTTTCTTGATGTGAAAGGCAAAAACAACCATAAGTACATTGATTTTAATGAATATATAAATTTTATATCACATAATGTGTACACCCATGTGTACACGTTTTTTGAGAGTGCTCATCTCGTTACGTCGTTTTTGAACCTTACCGTACCAGGCGAGTCTATGCGGCTTGGTTAGCCCATAACGCGACCACTCAGCATTAAGGGCAGAATTCTGCCCTTTACCCCAACAACTGAGTAACTCACTGTTACTTTGTTCCTCCCGCTTACATCCGGGATTTTCCCGCATGTACGGGCCCAGGAAATTTAATACGCCCGATCGCCCCTATAGTATGCAGCGCCAACCACGACGCACGTTTACCAATCAGCGCAATCCAAATCCGTATCAAACAGTATAAATTTAACACGCACCTTTTTTGGATGACCCTGGTAAGTATTTCAACTCCAGACTATCGCCTGCGCGGTTCCTTCTGCCGTCAGTAGTTATCAAATTTCCAAAGCATTCCAAAATTTATGACCACCAGCGCCACACACCCAAGGTGAGGATTGATGAAGAAAACAGTCAGTTATGCGAAACCTCATCCGTATAACATCGTTATACAGTGATATACTGTATAGACCGAAAATACTGATATGGCGGCCCCTCATGAGCAAATCCAATCTGGTAGCATTCCGCGTTCCGGCTGAATTGCATGGCGCATTTAATCAGGCTGTAGCGGCGGCGGGCGGTGACAAAACAGCGTGGCTGCTCGATGCCCTGCGCAGCAAACTGAACCAGCCGGAGAGCAACCCACAGCTGCGCATGCTTGAGCTGGTGGAGCGAATGGAAGTGGCGGCCGCCGCTCTGGCCGGTGGCAAGCAGGGAATACCGCCGACTCTGTACAATGAAGCGGCTGTTATCGGGATTGTTGCTGACACTATCAGGGAAGGGTTCGACAACGGCCGCATTATCGCTGAACGGCTCAATGAGGCCGGTTATCAGACTAAAGCGGGCAAGGCGTGGGATAAGGACATTTACAGTGCCTGGAAGCGTCAGGGGCGCAACGCTGAGAAGCTCTCAGCGGCGCTACGATAGGGACTCTGGTTTATCTGCGCGGCGCGGCGGGCTTCTTCCACTGATAGGCTTGTGCGCTCATCCTGCGGCGGTGGCGCTCTTTAGCCTGCAGCACCTGCGCCACGCCGTTGCGAATGGTGTAAAGAGTGTGGCTGTCCACTCCTTCATCGTTCTGCCGGGCTATCTCGATCAACGTTAATTCAAGCTTTTGACGGTCTAACATGGAAGCGCTCCTGCTCATGGCTTGTAACCGGCTGATTTTAGCTAATTCTGTCAGAGAACCAGAATTAACCTTGCCGTAGTCTTGCTGTGCTCATGGGGTAGGCATTAGGGTAATATTAGTGCGCTCATGGGGTAGCCTTTTTCGATGCCCGTTCAAATGACCGAATTGACGCCTCCGCTTTGCGTATCACCCGGGCAAACCCTTTAGCGTCCCTCGGTTCTTTCAACCGCCAATAAGCTGATTCAGTCTTTAGCAGTCGAGAGCGCTTTTTCTCGAAGGTATCCCATCTCATGCCGGCAGGCTTCGGAAACTTGAGCGGGCTATTTAGCAGGCTGCCCGCGGGCGGGTAATCATCCCCCCAAATATCATGCCTCTGCTTCCACACACTGCGCCGTAAGCGAGCGATTTCATCTTCACTCTGGCTGGCATAGTGAAGGCTCCAGCATTTACGACACCCTACGTCCTTCCGGCCAATAAATAATTTCGCAACCCGGCCACCACAATGCGGGCAAATGTACCATTGCCGGTAGCCATAACCTGCCCGGGTGATCGTGATGCCAATAACCCGCATTACCCCGTTGATTGTCGCGCTGTAGCCGCCAGAGACCAGAGAGAAGTACACCCTTCCGCTCTCGGTATCACAAAAAACCTGTGTTTTCGGGCTCGAATCCACCAGCTTTCTTTGCATATCTGCCAGAAACTGGAGGTTAATCCGTGGTAGCGCAGAAGTGTAAACCCGCGTCAGCTCTCTCATTGGCTCAGATCTCCGCTAAAAAAAGCCGAAAATGAATACGAAATAATATGAGTTCCGCAACATTAACAATTCTTAACCACTCACGGGGTAAGCGGTTTCTGTGCATATATCGGTTTCGTTTTCTGCGCAATCATGGCTTTGATAACTCCCGCTGGAAAGCAGCCGCCATCTGCGGTTTCGCATCAGCAACACCATGCTGCAAAAACTCTTTCCGGGCCCTGGGCAGGGTGAAATTCTGCGGGATATTCGGATCTGCTACATAGATTGCGTAATTTGCTGAATATCCGATGCGTCCAGTGATGCGCGTCCCGTTAGTGATGACCTCTTTAAACTGCGAGTTAATCAGCGTGCTGGTATCAACTGGCGTATAGATTGCGGCTACGAGTCCGGCCTCATGCAAAGCGGCTGTCATTGCGCGAGGTAAGCGCCGCCCAGTAATGTCCCTCACCAGCGCATTCATGTTGCGCCGGATGTTGTTCATGCCCCTGCCTTTAATACCCATTTTTCACCTCTTATCTCTACCAGGTACGCGCAGCAAAAAGCTCCATTCTGCTGCGTACCTTTCTGCGTACTGCGTACCATCAGCGCGAACCTTACTGCGTATTGTCACCCTGGCTGGTGGCCTGCCGCTGTCTCTCCAGCCAGCGACGGAATCCCTCTAACTGCCAGGCCTTACCCTCTGGCGTCTTTGCGCCGGTGCTCATGCCGCCGTGTAACTTGCAGCGCCCAGAAGCGTAGAGCGCCGTCATTTTGCACGGTGTCCCTTTCCTCGTCGTCGCTCCGCACGTCATATCCCTGCAGGCGTCCGGTAAAGGTGTTCCGCCGCCGATATCATCAGCCCACGCACGGTATAGTTTTCGCTTTTCGTCGTTAGTCACGGGATCGCCTTTCGATGTCAACTTTTGTCACCCTCTCATGGGGTAGGTTGTTTACTGGCTGCGTTCACGCGAAAAAAAGTTCTTATTTCCGACGGGTGAAAATGCTCTTAAACTGGCAGTCCTGTAAAGCATGGGGGAGAGGGTTTACCTCCCCCCTTAGACCACATTAAAAGGCTCCCCTTGCCTGCCGTCTAAGCCCGTGCGCATCTGCGATCGCTGTGGACATTGGGCCGCCTGTATCCACGTCATTGAGAAATCCAGTAACTGTTACCACGTCACCTTGCTGGAAAGCGTCAGTGCCAGTGATGTTGTGCTGGCTGCCGGTTGTCTGATCTATCAGCTGGATATTTACCTGTATCGGCCGCTTAGAGTTCTCTCCCGATTGGCTGGATGATGCTGATGAAGTTGGTAGGTATTCTTTACCCGTAGACGCCTTCTGGATCGTCGGAGAACTACCGGTAACATCCTTATTGCTGAACACTCGGCCTCGGTCACCAGGAATCATAATTAACCCGTTCTTGGTCTGCAGGAGTTCAGGCATATTCCCTTCGCCAACCTGGTACGCGCCACCAGCACCTACCGTTCCGCCATTTTTTCGTTTGCCGGCCAGAGCGGCACCGATGGCGAACGCTGCTACCATGCCGGCTATACCGGCGATAGCTGCGCCACCGAATGTAGCGATAGAGGCTGCGGCTGCGGCAGGAGCCCACGCGGCAGCGGTTTGCGCACCGGCCTGTTGTGATGAGTTAGATGTCATCTTATCGGCTATCATCGCCATCGCAGCATTTTTAAGGTATTGAATGCCAACTTCAACCAGAGCCTGAATGACGCTATTAAGAATGGCGTTACCCAGATTCTTGAAAGCCTCTGTGGCGCTTTGCGTACCGTTGATTAATCCCGTCATCGAACTGGCGGCCTGGCTGGCAAAACCATCAACTGCCGCCGCCATAAGTTCGTTAGTTGTGCTTTGGTTGCGGAATATCTCCCATTGAGCCTCAATTCGCTGTTTTTCATAGGTATTGTTTGCAGCGTTCCTGAGAGCTAAAGCTTCCTGTTCAGTGATTGTCTTTTGCTGTTCAAACTGCTGAATAAGCGCAAGTTCCTGAGCATGCTGGTTAGCGAGGCGCTGTACTGGATCTACCTCGCCGGCTGCCTGTTGCTGTGGCGTAACGACCTGCTGCGCACGAATTTTGGCTAGGTTGACCTGGTGCTGCTGTTCCATCAACTCCGATTGCTGGTTATAGGTCTTCTGATCAATCATCTGGCCATCGAGCTGGCGTTTAAGTTGATCTCTGCCGTCAGAATAGGCTTTATTTTCCTTCCTGAGCGGGTCATTGCTGATCGCATCATTAAGGTCTTTCTGTCGCTGCTGAGCGTCAAATAACTGCCCGGCCAACTCACGCACTCTTTCCTTCTGTGCATCGGTAGCCTTAGCTCCGAGAGCGGCCACGGCATTAAACTGTGCGGCCTCTCTGGTGTTCTCGTCATAGCGCATTGTCAAAACGGCAATCTGCCGCTGCAGGTTGTCGATTGAATCGTCGCCGCGAGCAAAGGCATTCTTCGCAGGCTTATCCTGCTTTTTCTTGGCTTCGGCAATTTGCTTATCCAGAACAGCAGCAGCATCAGCATATTTCTTATCGTCAATCAGCCCTTTGGCCTTGTCTTTGCTTAGCTGTTCACGCTGCTGGGTGAGCTTATCGACGACTGTTTGACCAGATTTAATGATCGAATTGGCGTTGTTCTCTGCAGTTTTCTTTTCGAGATTGGTGATATATGCGGGCTTCTCCCCTTTAGACGGCGTGTAAACACTTTGTGAGTCTTTGCTTGCCTGTCGTGCCATTAGGATCAATGCACGTTCCGCCTTAAGCCTATCAACCGTTTGCTCTGTTTGTTTTACTCCCCAGCCCAAGCCCGCCTTTCTCGCCTTAGCTAAATCAGACTCAGCCACAGCAAGTTGCTCAGTATTTTGCTCAAGCTTTTGAGTTAGCATCACAGCGTCTGGAGCGTTTCCGGTTGCTACGCTGATACTTAGCGCGGCGCCGTCTAATAACTTCGCCAAGTAGCGTGAAGCCCCAATAGCATCATCTATTTTTGAAACTGCCACACCAAACTGAGTAACCAACGCGTTGGTAGCCTGCGTGACGGTACGAGGCATTTTTTCAAACTGCTGGTTAATTTCATCCGACCGTCTTTCGATCGCCGCAAGCACTTCACCAATATCTAACTTGCCGGCCAGCATCAATTGTCGAAGCTCGTTAAACGGAATTCCCATGCCGTCGGCAATCTGTCGAGCCAACTCAGGCATTTGTTCCAGTACCGAGTTAAACTCTTCCGCCTGAATTCTTCCTGACGCTACCGATTGCATAAATTGCCTGAGAGCGTTAGCCATTTCCTGAGCCGATGAGCCACCGATAGTGCCAATCTTTTGCAGCGTCATCACGAGCCGGTTAACATCGCTGTTAGTAGCACCTACGGTTTTCAGTGTGGCGGTGAGTTGCTGCCAGAGGTTGACGGTATCCCCAAGGCTGGCCCCGGTTGTCGAAGCAATACTCACAAGCTGCTGAAAGCTCCGCGCCCCTTCCTCTGAACTAGAGGATAAACGCGTTACTCGCGCCTGAAGTAGCGTGAATTCCTCAGAAAGCTGCTGGAGCTTTATCAGCGCCTGAATTGATATGTATCCTTTCACGGCCACAGCAAGGCGCGAAAACCCTCCACCCAAGTTATCCAGGCTTTTATCTAGCTTGTCAGCAGAGTTAGCTGTCTTTTTGACTGAGTTTTCAATTTGCTTTAAAGCTGTATCTGCACTCGCCTGACCAGCCAGCAGTTTGGCCGCATCGGCTTCAATCTCAATGGTGTATTTGCCAAAATCAGTTGTCATGAGCGCCTCAGTGTAGGGTTCTTACTTTGTTTTTTTTCAGAGCGTTGGTGTTCAGAAGATTTATGACTAATCGACCATGTTCGGTAAGGCGATATTCAGGGCCATCAAATGATATAAAATTCATTAACATGCGATAGGCTTCTCGTTCAAATGTCGCGCCATATTCATCTTTAGCGGCATATATTGTGTTATCGACAAGCCCCGCGGCGAGCAGGTGTTTTTCAACGTTGCCACTTACACCGCCAATGCTAATAATGTTGGAGCCAGTTTCCCGGCGCAGATCGCGAATATAGGTTTCGGCAATAACTTCAGCCAATCTCTGTAGTTGCTCCATCACCCACCCCGCTTAACGGATTCAAGGCCCTTAGCGACCAATGCGCGGGCAATAGCGTTTACCGTTGGTGCTACACCAATCGGAGAACGCTTGCGCTCCTCTTCCTGAATTTCACGAATGGACTGAAGATGCTCCCGGCAAAGTGCTACCGTGATTTGTGATCGGTTCATCTGCTTACCCCTGATATTTATACAGTCAATTTATATTGTAGTTTATGCAACATAAATGGCAAGCATTGCGTTTTATGAAACATAAAGGTACAAAAAAACCCGCCGAAGCGGGGTTCTATTTCTGGATGATTAATACTTATGGTAGGTCTTTTCCGCAAAATCGGCACAATATTGCTTCTTTTTTTATTGTTTCTGCGCAATACGGGCATTTTTTAGTATCGCCTACTGAACCAGCGCCAGCAGATTCCACACCAAGCACCTGTGGTTCGAGCTTTACCACTCCTGGGTTTGTGAAGGACCAGACAAGCGCGGCTATCCAACCCAAGAAGCTCCAGCCCAAGACAATATTTAGCACCCAAATTGCCGTAGCATTTTTATGCTCCCTTGAACTGGCTATAACGCCGGGAAGAACATAAATGATAATAGCGAATATCAAAACAATGATGTTCCATACTGACATCAACTTATCCCCAAAAGTAAATAAAGTATTATCGTAACATCGAAGAAGATTAATCCAATACATTCACCTTCATCGGCTTGTTTTTAACCTGAACGCTTGCCCATTGGGCTGAGCTATTCCCATGCGGTGCTGGGTCTCCTTCGCGGCTTTGTGAAGGCCGCCGAAATCTTCCGCGCGGGCTGGTGGGCGGCGCACCTTCTGGAGACATTCATCCATGCGCCGCCGTACCCAATCCCGGGCCTCATCTTCGGCACAATGATTCATCACCTCCATCCACCGGGTAGCGGCCCGGCGATACAGCCCCTTAGCTTCAAGTGCTTCTGCCTTGCTGTCGTTTACGATGTTGCGATCCCCCCTAGAGCGGTATGCTGTCATCAAATGGCGGCGTCTGGTCGTAGTCCTCATAGCCCGGCGGCGCCGGTTGCTGCTGCGCACGCCGTAGCGCGTCTGTTGCTTGCCCCTGCTGCCCCTGCCTGCCTCCGGGGCGTGCTGTTCTGGCGCTGATCACACTGTCGGCCAGTACCTGGTAACCCTGCTGGGTGCCGCCATCCTGGCCCGTCCACTGATTGATCTGCATATTGCCCGCCACACTCACGAGATCGCCTTTCTGGTGTTTGGCCAGCGCATCGGCCTGCTTCCCAAAGGCAATGACGCCCAGCCAGAAGGTAGCCTGCCCGTCCGCTGCGGCATTGCACGGCAGCGATACCGCCAGCCGGGCCATAGCCATGCTCGTACCTTTTCCCGTTGTCCGGGTCTCAGGGTCGGCCACCAGCCGCCCGTATGCTGAAATTTGTGCTGTCATGCTCACCTCTCTCTCGGCCAGTCTCTGTTTTTTTCTGATAATAAACAGAAATAGTGTTGGTTCAGTTGGTTCAGTTGGTTCACTGCCCGCCAGCCCGCGCCGTTACTGGGTTTTCCTGAACCAACTTCAGCAATTTTGCGTTGGTTCAGCGGGGCATTCTGTTGGTTCACCGCCTGCCAGGGAAAAAACTCTACGCGCTGGCGTTGGTTCAAAACAGGCATTTGTTGGTTCAGTGTTGGTTCAGATTCATAATTAAAATGCTTATAAAACAGTAACCTTTAATTACTGAACCAACTGAACTGACTGAACCAACACCTTTTACTCGTATGTGAGAAATACTATTCCTCTGGCTGGTTGTAGTCCTCCGGCAGGTAGTTGAGGACGTAAACGTTGATCTGCCTCCCCTGGATACGTGGAGACTTGCGCTGATATCCGCGTCCGCTGCTCGGCGGCGTCAGCATTCCCGCTCTTTTCAGTACTTCGGCAAACTGCTTGTGATTAAAGCCCGCGGCGATTTCCTTCTCGAACGTTGCCGGGAACGTATAGAACGATATCGGGCTCTCGTCGTGTTCCCCCTGGCGCCGCCGGTAGCCGGCTAGTTCTTTTATTGGCAGGTCGGCCGGGCTGTAAGGAAACGGCGCAAACCGGCTCAGGCCGTAGGCGTTAAGAAACGCCTCCGTTTGCTCGATGATCTGCTGATGCTCTTTGTTGCCGGTGCCGAACTCCCGCAGCCAGGCGTTATAGCTGTGCTGTACCGCATCCCGGCAGGTCTGTGCATCCCAGCCGGTGATGCCGGAGCTCAGCAGCAACGCCGCCTCCAGAATAGCGAACCTGGCGGCTACGCGATGTACTTGCTCGCCGTAGTCTGCAGGTATCAGGCTGCGCCAGCGGGCCTCACACCCCCGGACAGCTTCTGTAGCCTGCTGCTGGTGGTCGGCCAGCCACTTAATCCACTGCCGCCCAGCGGCGCCGTGGTGGTGCTGGTATGCCTCCTTCAGCGCATCCGCGTGCTGCTTGCCGTTCTGGTGCTCGTGAAAGTGAACCGCCTTACTCAGCGGGATATTCAGCAGCCGCACCAGCTGCCCGGCTTTGGTCCTGCGTCCGGCGCCCGCGATGAAGGTTTCCAAATCCATCTCGCCGGTGCTGATTGCCACGGTGCGCCAGCGCTTTAAGTCCCGGTTGCCGCCCTCCTTCGCACCCTGCAGCTTCCCAACCCCGTTAAAAAGCGCATAGGCAGACTGCGACACGCTTACCGGGTCGGATCCCTGGCCGACCTCATCCAGCGGCATCAGGCCGTCATTGTGTGCGGCGGCTTCGTTCGCCAGCCCCAGCGCCGTGCCGTACCACGTCAGGCGCAGTAAATCCGGGTTGCCATACAGGCTGCTGGCCACGTTCGCCGTGGTGGTCTTGCCCGCGCTCGACTGCTCATAGAAGTGGATCCCGAAGCCATCGGCGCCCGCCAGGCCAATCAGCGGCGCCGCCAGCGCTGCGGCGGTCGCAGTCATCATGGAGTAGTTACCGGCTACCAGGTGCGCCACGCTGCCGCGCCAATCCTCAGCGGTGCCTTTGACGGTGTAGCCGGCCGCCGCCGAGCTGCGGCCGTTGAACAGCACAGGATGTTCCGGCGTTCCGATAACCTCGCCGTCCGGCATGATGTATGCCCCGCACTGCCAGCCCGTCGCGTGGGCAACGCGCCACAGCTCCCGCGCGCCGCTGCGCTGTAGCCAGTCGGCCAGGATCGCGCGCAGGCTGCTTTTGGTGGTGACGTTAATCCCGCCTGCCTTCAGGGTACGCCAGCCTTCACGCTCGCCAATATCAGCCAGGGGGATTGCGGCCGTCGTCAGCGCGCTGACACCGAATGCCTGCCAGCGGATAATCAGGTACTGGTCTTTATCATCCCGGCCGGTGCCCACCACTTCCAGCGGCGAACACAACCACGCTTCCTGGTTGATAACCTCCCCGCTGTCCTTGTCCACTTTCGGTGTTACCCAAAAAACGCCGTCTGCGCGGCTCTCAACATGCGGCTTAAGCGGGTCTTTCTCTGGCTGGCCGGACTTTCCGCCCTCAATGGCCTGTAACTGCGGTTTCACGCTGTCCCCCTGCGGTTGATACATCGAATGGTTAAAGGCTGCTGTAGCGGCTGCCAGCCCGTGCTGCTGGTGGTAGTCGTTCCAGTCGGCCTTATAGTCTGTCGGCGGCACGGACACATAACCATCCACGGATAGGGCCGCTTTCTCGGCACGCTCTGTGCCGGTGTTGGGCTTGTCGTCTAATCTGTCGTTATCGGCGGCAATGACGATCTGCGCCAGCGGGTACTTTCGGCGCATCACTTCCGCGACGGGCAGCAGGTTGCCCGCGTCTATTCCTGCTACTGTCAGAGCATCAGGGCAAATTAAGTGACACGTTAGAGCAGTAGCCAACCCCTCAGCAATTAACACGGTCTGCGGGTCATCTGGCGTGTTCACGACGTGATATGCGCCGCGCTTTGCAGAGCCGGCCACCAGCCGCTTCACCCCTTCAGGCGTAATGGTCTGCGCTGCCACGACTGCGCCAGCCTCATCTACCAGGGTCAGCAAAATTGAACCATCGGAAAGAATGGGGAAGGTGAAGCCGTTCAGCCCCTTATCAGTCAGGTATTCAGATTCGCCCTGAGTGGCGCTCTGCCGCCTCTCATCGTACAGACGGGAAAACGTAGCCCGGCGCTGCTGTGCGTCCACTACCGCCCGCTGCAGGCGCTCCTGCTCCAGTTGTGTACGCTCGGCTTCCAGCTGCTCCCGCCTCTGGCTGGCGGTGGCGTCGTCCTGTACTGCTGCCTGGTAATCAATACCCAGCACATCAGCCGCCAGTCGCGCGGCCTCTGAGGTATCGCATTTGTTCACCTTTCGAATTAGGTCAAGGCCGTCACCGGCGCCGCACTGGTTGCAGATAAAGCTGCCGCGGCCGCCATCATCGAAACGGAAGCGATCCGAACCGCCACAGGACGGGCACGGGCCATGCCTGCGCGGTGAATCCGGCACATTGATATGCAGGCCCGCCAGCACCGAAGGCCAGCGGCCAGCGGCGGCATGAGTCACTTCGCGAATAAGGTCGATATTACGCATTCTCACCCCCGTGATTGCCTGCCACGGTTTCGCCCATATCGTTAACCATGCTTTGCCATATCTCACGACCTCGCCCGGTCAGACCGGTAGCGGTGACGCAGCGACTAAGCACCTCGATCCCTACGCTCTCCCACTGCGGGTAATGTTCTTTCAGCGCCTCCAGCGCGTAGCCGTCGATAAGGTCACGGATACCTTTCACGCCACCAGCAATCTCTACGCGCACAGGCTCACCACCAGCATCAATCATGAAATACTCGCCGCCGCTGGTGGCGGTGACGTGGTTATACAGCGCTGCCGCGTACTGGTTTGCCAGCGCATTCAGACGGAAGTTTTTAGTAATCATCAGCCCCCCTTAGTGCGCCACCGGCGCTTCGGGAAGGCCGTTTTGTTCTATGTCATCAATAAAACCATCATGTAGCTCTGCCAGTATCTCGCGCCCGGCGGGCGTAAGTTCTCCGGCTTCCACATCCAGCATGGACTGATAAAACACAATGGCGTTTTCCGTACCTTGTTCAGTGCCGTAACGCTCGATAAGAGCCCCCTCAATGCTGTTCGCCATCGCCAGCCGTTCAGTGAATGGATAAACCACAATCCCCGCTTTACCATTGGAGTAAATCGCTACCTGTGACGCGGAGCCGTCCGGTTCAGTAACCGTGGTGGTGCCGTTCTCGCGCTTCATTTCAGAAACGAACGTCGCAGCAATCAGCCAGCGCCACATAGTGACGTTGTGCTGCGCGGTAAAGTCGAAATATCCGCAGTTTCCGCCCTCTGCTACGGCAAGGTGAATGTCATAACCCGTGCCGGAATCGTCATACTCTCCCGCGTCCAGACGGTTCACGGCCTCGTCATAAGCGATAAGCTGAACTGTTTCACGACCATCGCCACCAGAGCTGGTTATTCTCAGCCCTTCAGGCGTAGGCTCTGCACGGAATGATTCGGCACCCCCCAGCTTTTTCGGGAGTGGGTAAATATTGCTCATGCCTTTATCTCCACCAGCGACTTATCGCGCGCCACTCTTCTTTGCTGTACAAAAACAATCAGCGCAACGCTCCAGCCATTGCTTTTAGCCTCACTCTCCATTTTTCTGATCGCAACATCTGAACTGCTGGCATACCCGCGCCATGTAACAGGCACCGGGTAACCGGCACGATCGAGACACGTGGAAAACACACGAAACTCTCTCATTTCATACCCTCCAGCTTTACCAGCAGGCGGTTGTATCTGCTTTCCGTACGCTGAGCCGCGTAGTTAAGTTCGTTAATTAGCGTCCATAGTCTGGCGCCAGCTTTAGGATTGGCAGCCCGCAAGCGAGCATCAAGATGAAGCTCCCACAACGCCTGCAGTTCTGCCGCATAACGCACCGTGGTTGCGGCATCACCACCAGTCGGCACAGGCATTTCACTGCGCAAGTCTGGCACTGTTGTGGGGGGCAGTGATTTTGCATCTAACGCTTCTATCATCGTGATGGAATACATCGCATCTACCCACACTGCTATTTCGTCGCGTTCAGCCGTATTGGCCATGCCAGGGAGAACCTCATTTAACAGGTGCAAGAGACCAGCGCTTATCCGCAATAAACGATCGTGAGAATTATTTTCTGGGGTATTAGGCACAACACTCTCTTTGCGCCCAATGACCTGGTTTACAGACGCCAGGATTCGATCTCTTTGAGCAATATTCATCATGCCGATACCTCCTGAACGCGGGTAATGCGCACATGGCTGAGACCTTCACGCTGCGCCTGAAGCACTGCGTGGGCCGTTGCTGTTTTGGTGTCGCTGGATATGAGCTGATAACCGATACCAACCGTTAAACCGCGCTTATTAACGGCGTAGCCGGTGATGCGGAAATAGTTACGCATGAGCCACCTCCAGACGGATGCGACCAGCGAAAAAGCAGACGTGATCCCGAACCAGAGAACGGCGGGCTTCGCGCTCAGTAGGTGCGGCGATATGGTGAATTTTTGCGGTAATTGTCGGCATATCGCGGCGAACAGCGGCGATAATCCAGATGAATTGCGGAATTTGGGTAGGGGTAGTAGCCAACATGTGGCAGCCTCCGATAACAGGGGATTAAACCCATCACCGGAAACGCCAATTTCACTGGTGATGGACTGGACAGGGTTGGCGTAACCGGCGTTATCGGAAACCGGCGCTCCCGAAGAAGCCCCCGCCCAGCCCACCATAATTCTGAGGCAAGTCCGGTATGACACCGAACCGCTGAAAAAAGGGTGTACTGAGCTAACGACACAAAAAAAGACGCTTGGCGCGTCATATGTCGCCGACAACTTTACCAGGACGCCAATCCCGGCACCAGATTTTGCTGGTGCGCTATAACCATAGACCGGGATACCGTCAGTCCGCAAGCCCTTTTTGTCACGGTGCGGCAATTTATAGCTGGCGGTGTGATGGGCCCCGCATCCACCGCCGGCGCCGGACACGCTATCTTCCCGATAGTCAGTTTCCGAACGCTTACCCGCGCGCTTACTTGTCTCGAAATACACTTCAACAGAGCCACTAGCAGTGGCCCACAGAATGACAGGTTTTGACAGGTTCCCGCGGTGGCGCACCACCAGCAGAGCGTTAACTTTTACAAACATCAGGCCAGCCAGAGAGAGGCTTTTGCGCCGGGCGGCGGTAATCATTGCTTTACCTCCGTGTACTCCTTCATGAAGCGCTCAATGGGCTGTACGCATGGGAACTGATAGCCCTGGCGATAGAACGTCACGCGGTTATGCGCTACAGCGGTCACGCTCACCATCTGGCCGTGAGCGTCGCGATAGGAGTGGTTTGGCAGCGGCGTGCTGGTGGTCTTAACCATTAATGAACCTCCAGCAGATCTGGCTGATACTTACGCCATAGCTCGATTTCTTCAGCAGCAAGGCGGGCCTTCTCATCTTTGCACGACTGCAGGTCTCTACCGCGCTTACTGGCTTTCTTCGTGTACAGCTCTTTGCGCCGGGTATGGTCATTCAGGAATGCGAACGGCACTCCGTAGGAGCCGGTTTTGCGGATGGACGGGATAACGTCGCGGAATACCCAGTTGCTGAAGCGGTGGGCGAACGTACCGGGCGTGGAGGCTTTACGGCTGCGGGCAATCAGTTTATAGAAGCCAGATTCTGCGGCCATATTCCAGCTACGTGCCCCGCCGCGCTTACCCGAATGACCCTCAGTTAAAGTTAGGGTCATTACCTCGTCACAATCCAGAGAGGAAACGGCACTGGTTGGATTGCTGATTTCCAACGCCTGGCAGACGTCAGATACAACGAACCACGGCTCACCGTAAACATTCACAATGCGCACGGTATACCCCTCAAATTTAATAACTGAAATATCGCTCTCTTCGGCTTGGAATATCTCTTTCTGGCTGGCTACAGGCTGAGGGGCAGGCATTGAGACTACCTCGGCTTTGGTAACTGAATGCTTAGTCATGAGCCCCCCCCAGACGCTTTGCCAGCCACCGCTGAGACAGGCGGATTAGCTCTGCTTTACGCTGGCCGTACTCCATCCCCATATCGATCAGCGTGATGTTGGTGCTCTCTAGGTAGCTGAGGTGCTCCAGTTGGCCGGCACTCATGCTATCGCGCGGTTCGCGGTCGATACCGTTTACTTGCGCCCACTGCTTAGCAGTCATGCCACCCAGCACAATACGGGCGATCATGTTGCTTTCATTGCTGTAGTGCCGGGCTTGCGTCTCTTTCCCCTGTTCTGCCCGGGCAGCATCTAGAGCGGCGCACATCGGCTTGAAGAGGTTGGCAGCACCAATGCGGGCTTTGAGGTGTCGGCGATACTTCGCGGCGATTTCCGGCGCACTCAGCTGTAGCGCTTCCTCGCACTGGATGAAATAGCGGCGGACGGCGCGCCCCTGTTCATTGCGCTCAACCATTGCCACTTCTTTAGCCATATCCAGCGAGAGAAGGTAATCATGCTCGATTTGCTGGCGAAATTTTGCGCTCGCCCGTTTTGGTGAGCTCAAATTTTCAACACGGATATAGTCAGTCCCGGCCACAAATCCGTACTGGTCGATGCGGCCTTTAATCCAGTTGGTAAAGTCGCGGCCCACACCCAGCGCTTTATGCAAATCTCTGGCGCTCGCAATATTGGTTTCGCGCCCGCCAATTTGGCCGGGAATAACGGGAACGATGGCGGCAAAGTCATTGCCGTTAATTACGCCCGGGTTAACGTTGGGTTGAGGGGCGGCCTCAGAATTGAATCTGCTTTTTTCGATTTTCATTTTTTCGGCTCCGTTATGCGGCGGTGAAGCTGTCCGGGTAGAGGTTCAGAATGTCGGCGATATCTTGCTTAGAAAGCCCGTAGTGTTGGTTGACTGCGGCCATGCGGTTAACGAACTGAATCACCTTCAGCACGTCACCACGGCACGCAAACCGGTAGCGCATGTGCGCCCCGATACCATCAGGATTTTTCTCTTCAAGGCGTTCCAGGCAGATATCAAGCTCGCGCTCAAGCTCGCTCGCATAGTTGCGGCCAGATGAGAGGCGGCAATTGCGCAGGATATCGTTTTCTGTCCACCCACCAGCCCCACAGCGCAGCATGTAGGTACGGGCACGGTGTTTCTTCGGAATGCGTTTTGAGGCTTGAACGGTGTAGGCTGGTGGCGTAACATCAGATCCGCGAGTATCTGTGTTAGCCGCCTGTAATGGGCGGTTTTCTTTTTGCATCAGACCACCTTCCCGCGGCGCTCTGCCAGCCAGTTGTTAATCTCTACAGCATTAAAAGCAGTGATTTTTTCTCCCAACTTAACGGGGGATGGAATGTGCTTATCGCGAACCCAGCGATCCAACGTGGCCACGTGAATGCCGAGGTGCTGAGCCAAGCGGAAGCGTCGAATGTAACCACTGGATGGAATTGTTACGCTAAGTGTTTCTTGCTCTTGCATATGCCCTGTAACCCCTCTGTTTCGGTTTATGCGTCGTTACAGGGCTTATGCTATATATCATGAGGAATGGTTGATAAGTGACGCCATTTTGTTTTTGTAGGTTAATATTTTATTAGCCTGGTGATATCAGTTCTTGTCACCCTTCATAGCCTCTCTCAGACATTTTATTATCTTGTCCTCACCCAAGGATATCGGTTTCTCATGTCGCCCCTCGACTATGCGCTTTGCCCAAGCCTGTTGTGTAATATCACCTTTCTTTCCTTTGCACGATTCAGGGTCATTTAAAAGCCAATAAATTGCTGCTTTATAAACCTCTTCTCTTTTACGTGCCGATATTTCAACGTTTCCATGTACATTATTAATGTCAAACATTTCTTTCTCTTCATAAGAGAAACCATCCAAATCAAATGAATTATAAATGCCCTCATTATTTTCAATGCAATCATGAAGTTTTTTAATCCAATGCCTTGAAAGAAGCACGTCATCTTTGCTTATTGTGTGATATTCTATTTTCTTATTAATGGCATTTATAATCTCTTCAGGGTTGGGGTCACCATGAGAAGGCCTAACCAATATAGGGAGTGTTTTTTCCCTAAATACATTCTCAGCCCTGAGAAAGGCGCGAATGTCATGCTTAATATACAAATCCATATGCTGGTCAACAACGAGAGCTTCATTAAGCTCTATCTGACCAATAGAACTCAACTCACTGATTTTATTAGGCCTAATAGCCCACAATCCAAAAGCCCATCCTTTAACATGTATCCTATTTCCATCTCTATATACTTCTGGATTGTTCATGTCAGGCATGAAGTATGAAACGCGCCTTTCGACACTTAGAGTAACTTGGTTGTACTCTGAAATTAGTGATTCAAATAGCTCTGCGCTATCCTTCCCACCTACGTGATCAAAGGATAGAAAACTTGGGAAATAATCAAGCCTAAGAGAAAGGCTAATCGCATTAATTTCAGCCCAATGAAACAAGTCATCGACTGAACAACCCAGCATACTACTGGCTTTTTGGAGATCGCAAAATTCTAGTGGTAAAATTCTGCTCTTGATGTTTTTGTCTGGTCTCATAATAATCTCATTTAGCTGACGCGTTCATCGCGATGCTTATTGGCGTCACGTTATAATCTTCACCAGTTTCTAAGGCCACCAGCAGATTCGCCCACTGCGCCAGCGCCGCTTTCCGCTCATCAAAGTACTGGTGACGGTTATAAATACCCTCTATGCCCGGTATCTTATGATTAAGGCAACGCTCGGCTATCACCGGGTCAATGCCTATCGCGGCCATCTGGGTGCGCATGGTTCGCCGCAGGTCATGTATACTGAACGGCTCAACGTCAGCCATCTCTTTCAGTACAGACGGCATAACCATATTCAGCGTGGCACGGCTAACGTGGGCCGTTGTTCTGGCGCGCCTGGCCGGAATTAACCAACGACTATCACCGGCGAAAAGCCGAATCTCTTTAATCCATTCGATCACCGGCGCCGGCAGCGGGATATCGATGTCATCACCATTCTTTGCCCGCGAGCCAGGGAGATGCCACACCTCGTTATCAAGGTCGAACTCCGACCATTCGGCGGCACAGAGCTCCATTTTGCGCACCCCAAGCGCCAGAATAATCTTGAAGGTCAGCTCATTCTCTCTGCTGATTCCACGCCCGCGGCGTAGCGCCTTGAAGAACATAATCAGCTCATCACGGCTTAACGCGCGTTTGCGCCCCTGCTCCTTCCCGCCAGCGTCTTTGGAGCCAAAGGATATCGCCGGGTTCACCTCTATCATTCCGCGTACCACAGCGTAATCAAACAGGCGTTTGAGCATGCGAAGTACATCATTAGCTACCGTAGGAGATCCGCGCTCTAAAACATCCTGCAGGACGCTATCAATGTGCCGAGGCCGAACGTCCTCTACCTTCATCTTTCCTATGAGCGCAACGATGTTCTTTTGCAGGCTGCTGCGGAAAAGCTCAGGGTGTTTGTAGGTGGTTTCTATCTGACGGGTGTAATACTCAGCAGCGAGCTCTGAAACGTGTATGGCATTCTTCTCGGCCTCAATCTTCGCTATTGCCTCGGCTTTGCGCTCCTGCTTCTCTGCGGCTACGTCATACCCGAGCGCAACACGGGCAGAAAGCTCCTTCGCCGTCTCTCTGGCTTTCGAAAGTGTAAGGTCTGTATACGATCCAATCATCATCGCCCGTGACTTACCGGCCAGCTTATAGCGATAGCGCCAAACGGGCGTTTGATAGTTCTCGCGATAAGACAGGTAAAGCCCGTTACCATCAGAGCGACCTTCAAATCTTTCACCGCTTTTTATCCATGCGCGGATCTGCATGTCTGTGAGTTTTGGCAT